CCAGGAAGACCAGCAGGAATATTTTGTATTGAGGCCAGTTTTTGGTCTCTCATGTATTCATCTATACGAGAAAAGTTGCCAAAATAATTTTTGAATATGCCAGCACAATGTAGTGCTTGTTCTTTGGTCAATGTTTTCATACTTCATTACCCCAACTATCCCATTTTTGTTTTTTATTACGAGCAAATAATTCTACATAAGGTCCTTCTAATAATTTTTCTATGCGTTCATAAATCTCATCAGGTTTTTTTGAATGCTCTCTTAATTTAGAAACAATTAATTGATCTACGCCTTTAGATATTCTTTTTGGTTTTCCTTTTGTAGCTAATAAACACATTTCAGGATTGGCTCTTGTCCAATAACCTAAACCTTTAAAATAACCTGAACTTTTTTTATTTGTTTTTACCCAAGTAAATGCTACTGTTTTATAATTAAATCCCCAAGAAGTTATAACATCAAAAGATAATTTTAAAAATGGATTTGTTACCCACATTAACAAAGTAGAATTATTTTCAGCAATATTATTTACAGGTAATTTTTTTATATCTTCTAAATTCATACAATCATAATGTTGTATAGCATTTCTTCCTTCACCTTTTTTACTATATGATTTAAAATACCAAGGTGGATCAGCATATATAACTTTATATTTTTTGTTAGGAAAATTAATCATTATTTAAAAGTCACCATTAAGTTCTATTTTTAAAAACGTATAATAAATTATATCAAATATTAAAAAATTTACAAGCTGACCTAAATTAGTAAATCGAATACCTAACACATATTCAGGTATAATAGCCATAATCATAAACAAACAAAATACATAGTGTGTCATTTTTTTATCTGGCACTTTATATAATAACCATTTAATCATTGAAAGAATAACTCCAGATTTGCTTGTTTTTCTTGCTGCCAACCAATGGCTTGTAATACAAATCTCATAGGGTCTAAAAATGTTTTTTCAAACTGTGTTTCATAATCTATATACTGTTGTAATTTAAACTCTTTAGGTAAAGTAGTAATATAACTAATGACATCAAACTTAAAAGGGTTGGCCTCTATCAATTTAAGAAACTTAATCTTATCACCTTCTTGTATAAATGGATATTTGTTAGACAATTTAAATATATCAAAGCGCCTTTAACGTGTATTGGTGTGCCTTTAATAAAAATATTATTACTGTCATTGTATTTTTTTATATTATTACAAGACCTAGGAAAAGATATTTCTTCAGCTGTCATATTAAAAAACTCTTTTTTAAAGTCAGCAATAAACTGTTGTAAAGTGTTCTCATCTTTATTCATAACAATTTCTATAGCTTTTTTAATTTTACCTCTGCATACTTTAGGTGTTGATGATTTGATAGCTTCGATACCCATAATTTTTAGTTTAGGTTCAGAAAGTCTTACGCCTTCTTCATCTAGCACATTTAACATATATCTTTTTTTAGCAACCCATATACCCTTATTAGCAATTACTTCTCGTTTCATTACCATACAATTTTTAAATGCGTTAGTATAGTCGGCCAGTTCTTCAAAACATTTATTTAAAAATGGTTCTATTCTGCTCTCAACGACTTTATTAAGAAAGTTACATATCTGGTCGTTTGTTTTATTTTTACAAGTTTGTTCTACAAGTTTATCAAGTGTAACATAAATTGAATCTGTATCTGAAGCAACGATATAATCTACCTTATTATGTGTCTTTAATATATTATTTAAATAATCATTAACTTTTTCTTCTATAAAACGAATAATAAATTGGCCTGCTGTGGTGATTGCACTGGCCTGTCTTACATCATAATATCTAAAATATTGATTGCCAACTGCACCATATGCTGAATTTAAAGCAATCTTTCTTGCCCATTGAATATTATGACAACGAGATATTTCTTTTATTAATTCAGGATTTTTATTTTGTTCATATTCTTTTTTTGCTTTTAACATACGATTTTTATAAATGACTCGCTCGTTATACATTGTTTCCATCATTTCAGGTAAAAAACCTTGATTGTCTGTTTTAAATAATGCACCGTTAGGTGTAATACAAGCGCCATCAGTTTTAAGATATGTTAAGGGTGTAGATTGATCTAACATTTTATTTACCGAAATACCTGATGGTTTTTCACCAATAATTTTTTCTGGCGATATATTGTATTGTATAATAATATGTGGATATAGTGAGTTAATGTCGAATGAAACTACCCACTTTTGCATACCAAGTTGTGGCTCTTTTACATAGGCGCCTTCGTATTTTTCATTTTTTACATTGTCTTCTCTTGGTGGCACACAAATATTTTTCTTTAATAAATGATTTGCAATCAGTGTGTCCCATACTCGCACTTGTGAAAAGATGTCACCATAATTTACTTTAGATTCATAAGCTATAGTCAATGATAAATCAATTAGACCAAGTTTATCTTCTAAAGCGTCAACGATCTCAACATCTTGTATATTATAATCAACAAATGATTGAAAATCTTTTGTATACCAATCTTTAAATGTATCGTGTTTCATTTCATCTTTACCACGATCAAGTTCTAACTCACCTATAAAATCTAGTTTATAACTTTCTTGTTTTGTAGGAATAAACCACTGGTATAAATCTAAGTAATCTAAATTAGTGATGCCTTTTATTTCATAAACTGTTTTAGGCCTGCCTCTTACTAAAATAACCTCTCTTTGAAATAATCCCCAAGGAGACACTTTATTTGCAACTTTATCACCTGCAATTAATATAATTCTATTCATTAAGTAAGGCAAGTCAAAAAATTTAGTATTCCAGCCTGTAATAACATCAGGATAGTTTTTCATCCAAAAATTCATAAACTCAAACATTAATTGTTTTTCATTTGCACACTTAACATAAGTAATATCTGTTCTGTCTGTTTTATAATTACCAACACCCCAAGTAATAATTTGTTTATTGTTTTGATTTTTAACTGTGATACAAAGTATTTCTTCGATAGGATTTTCTACATCAGGGAAACCATTTTCGCAAGCCGTTTCTATATCTAATGTAAATATTTTAATAAACTTTTTATCCCATTGTATATTTTCAGGATATTGTTTATTAATATATTGATAATGAAACCTCTCTAAACCATAGATAGGTGAGTTTTCTGTTGCAACGTCTCGTCTAAATCTTCGAGCATCATCAATATTTTTAAATGTAATTGGCTTGAGAAATTGCCCTTGTAAGTTTTTAAATTCTGTTTGTTGCTGTGTTAATGAATAAAGTATAGGGCCGAAATCTATTTTTTCTTTATAATCTTTACCTTCATGTATACCTCTTATGAGAAGTTTACCTTTAAATTCAATAACTGATTTATAAAAGTTCATTATCTTTATTTTTTAAATGTAATACTAAACCATCAAGTTCTTTTGTTAAAAAGATTTGACAACCTAATCTACTCACACCTTTTTTATAACCTTTTTCATATTCTAATAATTCAAGCTCTGCCATATTATCTTTTATTTTTGGCAGTTTGTCAATCCATTTTTCATCAACATAGACATGACAAGTACCACAAGCACAACAACCATGACAATCTGCTGGTATTTCTGGTATTGAAACTGTGCTAAATCGTGTTGCCGCTTCCATAACCGTATGACCTAACGGCACTTCAACTCTAATTTTAGAGCCGTCTCTTACAAAAAATATTGTTATCATCAATCAACTATAAGTTTAGGTTTTTTAAATTGTAATATACCTGTTCCTAAATGTTGATGATATGAATTTCCTATATCTGTTTTTGGATTTACTTCTGCTATAATATTGTGTTTTTTAATAGACACAACATCTTCTTCGGCGTAAGGTAGATAAGGCGTAAGTGCTAATGAAACAGGCCCACCTGGTTTTGATTGCATTGGAACAATCACAAATGGTTGTTTTATGTCTGTAAATTCTGCGTTGCTAGTATCTTTTTTTACACCAATAACATCTTCACCTGTTGATAATCTAAATATTTTCAAATCGCTCATAATATGTCCTTTATTATATTACATTATTTACTTTTTGTCAATGTAATATTTTTTAATTGATTTATAACTTTTTTGTATAATATATTAATTCTTTTTCTATAATCTAAATGTAAAGGATATGATTTTTCGGCCTTATCATAGGGTGGTAATTTGCCTATAGTTGTATATTGTTCAGAAGATGGATCAATTATTTTTCCATCATTATCTTGTATCCACCAATGATATAATTCTCCATCAAAACCTCTATATAATTTAACTTGTTTGCAACCAAATATTTTATATAAACAACCTGCAAAATTATAACAATGTCCAAACATAGGATTATTTTTATTTTTTAAAATAAATTTTTTTGGCAACAAATCTGTTGAAAGATTTTTCTTTATAATTTTAATAACTGTATTCAAATTTTTTACATTATATTCTAACATACTATCATTATTTATGATAGTTTTAATATGTTAAAAGTTATTTTTTGTCAATAGGTTTGATTCTTCTACTTAATACAAATTCACGATTTGGGTTAACTGAGGCATTAAATTTTTTTATCATGTCTCTATTTAATAATATATCATTACGTGATCTAAACCTTTCATATAAACCAAATTCTATGTCTTTATAAACAAACCCATTAAATGTTATATTTAATTTAATAACTGGCCTTTCTTCACCATCTACATCATCTGTATTTGCTCTAAAAATTTTTACTTTACGAATTAATTTATTTGTGTATTTTTTATTATTATATTTCCATGAAACTTTACCATCTTTGATTTCTATTTCTTCAGCGTGTAATGCACTGACTTCAGCACCATTACCTGTGTCTAATTTTGCTCTGATTAAACCGATACCTTCTAATTCTAAAGTTTCAATATAACCTACTTCTATAATTGATTGTCGATCCCAATTTTCTCTATTGTTTATATATTCAATAATATTATCTACTAATTGTTTGCCTTTAATCGGGCCTGTTGCGTTAGGTGT